AATTCGGCCATTACGGTCGCGACGTCAGTCGCGAGCTATGCTGCAAATGCCGTATATGAATCTGGTTCACGTGTGAATGGAACTTCCTATACTGCACATACCGGCTCCAAAGATGCAACCGTCGCTGGGCCACCGTCAGCCAGTTATCTAAATGTTATTGATGATAATTACGGAGGCGACACAGCCGGCTGGCAACAATTCACGACTTGTTTGCATGGTGGAGCTGATGGGTTAAACATTAGAGAAAGTGATCCCTTTAGGAATTCTCAGTGGGATTCTACTTCTACAGAAGCAACAGACGCTCCTTATAACTCTGTTACGGTCGCGATGGATTCCCTGAGTGACCCCGAAGTTGTAGAATATAATGTGGCATCGATGCCTGGTCTCACTTATAACACCCTTAATAATAAATTAGTAGATATGTGTGAAAACAGAGGTGACGCCCTCGCCGTCATTGATCTTAAAGGCGGCTACCAGCCTCCTTCCGAGTCGGATGGCACGCGAGTGGAACGTCGAGGGAAAGTAAAGACTGTTGTTAGTGAAAAGAGAAACAATCTTCAGGTTAATAGTAGTTACGGATGTGCTTATTATCCATGGGTCCAGATTAGGGATACCATTAATGGTGTTACACTTTGGGCGCCTCCGTCAGTCGTTGCCATCGGCGCAATGTCCTACGGTGAGGCCAATTCTCAACTTTGGTTTGCTCCGGCAGGTTTCACTCGCGGAGGCTTAAGTGCCAATCGAGCCGGCGGAGTTCCCGTCGTCGGTGTGGAGGAGAAACTTACTTCGAAACAAAGAGATCGGCTTTATGAGAATCAAATTAACCCGATTGCTTCTTTCCCAGCGGAAGGGATTGTAATCTTCGGTCAGAAAACTTTGCAAGTAGGGGCCTCGGCACTTGACAGAATCAATGTGAGAAGGCTTCTTATTTACTTGAAGAAGCAAGTTTCTAGATTCGCTGCAACTATTTTGTTCGATCAGAATGTGGAGGTGACTTGGACACGGTTTAAATCTAAAGTGGAGCCGTTTTTGGCAGATGTGAAAGCCGGCCTAGGCTTAACAGATTATAAGGTTATTCTCGATGAGACAACCACCACTCCAGATCTTATAGATAGAAACATTATGTATGCAAAAATCTATATTAAACCTGCACGTTCAATTGAATATATTGCCATTGATTTCATTATTACAAATACGGGAGCATCTTTTGAGGATTAAAAATTTAATTTAGTTCTATTTATAATAGAAGAGGAGATTTTAACTAATGACAATCAAAAATGAACAATTCTGGAATTCTACTTCGGTGGATCCGAAAAGAAGCTATAGGTGGATTCTGGTCTTGAATCAAATTCCCACTTATGTTATTAAAACATCAGGAAAGCCAAATTTTACAATTGAGTCCGTACAGCATCAATTTGTGGCACACACTTTTCATTTCCCTGGAAGAATCCAGTGGCAAGAGATTCAAGTGAGCCTAGTTGATCCTGTCTTCCCAGATGCGTCGGCTATTATAGTTAAAACTCTCCAAGCTTCTGGTTATGCTATTCCTGGCACTCAAGAAGATGCAAAAAAATCTTTTAGTAAAAGAGATGCCGTCCAAGCGCTGGGAGTTCCGAGCCTGCAACAAATTGACGCGAGAGGGAATGCCATTGAAAAATGGACACTCTTCAATGCGTGGGTTGCCAGCGTGAACTTTGGAGAATTGTCTTACGAAAATGACACGATGGTCAATATCCAGATGACTCTTAGATATGATTGGGCCCAATATGAAGGAGCGCCAGCTTCTCCGGACCAACCAATTCCAGAGCAAATCATGGTTAACGGCATGAATCAGGCAGCCACAATTGCACAATACCAAAGCGAACTCGGTTTCACTGAATAAGTAAGGTGGTGCCATTTTATGGGCATTTTTGATAACACAAAACCTGTAGCATTTAATCCAAAGGCTTTTCAATTTTGGTCTAGCACTGAAGCTAGGCCAAAAAGAATATATGAGGCTATTTTGATTTTTCCTGATCTTATTTTTGGGGGAGATGGTTTACAAAATATAGAGCCATATTTGATTCGATCTTTTGATCGCCCGGGCTATTCTAGGATTGAAACCACAACTGCAGAATACCAGTTAGAGACTGGAGACTTTCAAAGAATTGAATATCCCACGCAGGGCTATAACACAAAACCTTTAAAGGTAACATTAATAGACGTTGTAAATCATAATAAAGGCGCTAATACGGCAGCAGCCATTCAAGCTTCTTTAACACTTCAGGGAAAAACTGCCCAATATTATAAAAAGATGTCGTCCATAAAACAGGATGGATTTGCGAAGCCTGAAAAAATACAAATGGCCATGAAAGATAATCCTTCAAGATTTAATATTATTGAATTTGATAATAAAGGACAGAGTGTGGGCCAATGGATAATAGAAAGACCAGTTTTAACTTCTGTGAATTTTTCATCGATTAATTATCAAGGATCTGGCTTTGGTACCATTGATTTAGGTTTTAATTATCAGGACTTTTCATATGAAAGCACGTGGGGCGACAAACTTTTAGAAAGTCGTCTAGAAAGAGTGGGCCTAAGTGACAAAGCCAAAAAACCTATTTCCACGATTCTTGGCAACGCAGCAAAAGGGTTTGCCGAAAAGATGAAAATTGGCGACGCCAATTTCCAAAAGAGTCTTAGCCCTGAAAAAAAATAAATTTAAATTATTAACACCGGTGTGTTATATTTAAGAGATAAGAGAGGTTTAATATGAGCAGTAGAAATGAAGGCCGTCTTGGCCCGCATGCGGTGCCGGATGTGTCATCACGTTCACCTGAAAGTATGTCAACTCCACCACCCCAAGTTTTAAATTTTATTACGCCAACTGAATTTGTTGAGCTACCAAGCGGTGGTAGATATTATCCACCCAATCACCCCCTTCATAACGAAAGCGTTATTGAAATGAAGCATATGACAACGAAAGAAGAAGATATTCTTACTTCCCAGGCGTTGTTAAAAAAAGGATTGGCCCTTGAAAGACTACTTGAGAGCCTTATCATAAATAAACATGTGAGAGTCGATGATCTGTTATTGGGGGATAAAAATGCGCTTATTATTTCTGCACGAGCGCATGGATATGGCACCACATATGAAACTAATGCCACATGCCCTTCTTGTGAAGAAAAACAACAATATGAATTTGACTTGGGCGCCCTACAATCTCACTCAGCGACTGAAGAATATTTGGAGAGTAAAAATATTATTTTAACTGATAACAATACTTTTTTAATTCCTCTCCCAACAACTGATTTTGTAATTGAGGCTAGATTATTAACGGGTCATGATGAAAAGGCCATTAATAAAATATCAGAACACAAGAAAAAGCGTAACTTTCCAGAAACCCCTATGACTGATTTTTTAAGAGCTTTTATTATTTCTGTGAATGGGGTAGCAGACGCAAATTCTTTAAATGGTTTTATAAATTCTTTGCCGGCCCTTCAAGCGAGATATATAAGAAAAACTTATGATAAGTTGGTGCCTAACTTAGATCTGAAACATGATTTTACATGTTCTCATTGCGGTCATTCGGACCTTTTGGAGGTTCCGCTTAATGCGGACTTTTTTTGGTCTAACTAACCAGTATATCCAAAATGTGTATGAGCAATTTTTCTATATGAAATATTATAGTAATTGGTCTCTTGTAGAATTGTATAATTTGCCTGTTGGTCTTCGCAAGTGGTATTTCGATAAATTATTAGAGCAAAAAGAAAAAGAGGTTGAAGCTGAAAAAGAAGCTCATCGCCGTTAAAATCAAATATTAATGGATTTTCCTTTATTTAACTATTTATAGGTGTATATTATTTTGAGGTATTTGCAACATGGCGGAGACACCAGCCAATTTAAAACAGCTACTTGAACAGCTAGAAAAAGCGGATTTAGCTAAACTTGCCGAGACTTTAAAAAGTGTTGCGGGTAGTGCTGATAACGCGAATAGGGCTGCAGCCGCTTTTCTTAAAAACTTGCAAGCTGGTATTGGGGAACAAAAAGCACTAGCGACCGCTTTGAAAGCGTCTTATGGGGGCTTGGTTGATGATGAAAATCGCGTTTCTGAGGCTGCCTCGACGCGTCTGAAGGCGCTGACCCTTATAAAAAATTCCATGGATCAGCAGAAGAAGGTTAATGCCGAGCTTGTTAAAGGAGTGCAAGCTCTGCAAAAACAACAGGAAGCTCTTTTAAAAACCAATAAACAAAATACTGAAGAAAGCAAAAAAAGACTAAAGCTTGACAATAAAGGAATGGACACGGCTAAAAAACTTCAAGGCACCACGAAGAATCTCGCAGGATCCACCAGCTCTGCGGCCAGCAGCCTCGGTTTTCTCGCCGCCCTGGTAGCCCCTGTTAAAAAAGGCGTTGCTGATATTGCAAAAAGCGATGTTGCAGCCACAGTCACTTCAGTCGCTGGTGCATTTGCCGCAACTAAAATTCCTGGTGTGAAGCAATTTTTCGGTACTATAATCGGGAAGGCAAAGGTGCTGTATCTTGAATTAAGCACTGTCACCACTGGCTTCGCTAAATTTACTGGTCAAGTGATACGGGGCGACAATGCAACTAAAAATCTTAGTGGGCGCCTTATTAACCTGCAAAAGCGCAGCAGAATGCTTGGCGCCACTATCAAAAATTTGTCTGAATCGATGACAACGATGGCCAAGTCTTCACGAACTTATGGGATGTTGATGGGTACCAATCGCAAGCAGAATACAAGACTTGTTGATGGGCTCACAGAAATGAGCTTTAGATTTAGTAAGGTTGGTTTGGGGGCCGAAAATTTTGGTAAAGCCCTTGATGTCATAGGAAATACATATCGACGCTCAGATATAATTAAACAAGGTAAATTGCTTGGCGCAGAATTGGTTAATATTGGGCGTGCTACTGGACAGAGTGCCGATAGTATTGCAAATGATTTTAGCGCCGCAATGGACCATTTAGCTGCTTATTCTCTTCCCAAGGCTAGAGAAGAATTCAAGAAACTTTCTGCAATTTCTGCGGTCACCAGCATCGAAATGGGCAAAGTCATGTCTATTGCAGGTCAGTTTGATGATATAGAAGCCACCGCCAGCGCTGTGGGTGACTTAAACGCAATGATGGGCGGCCCTTATCTCAACACTCTTGATATGGTAAATGCCACTGACTCCGAGCGTATTGAAATTCTAAAAGACATGATGGCTCAAAGCGGCGAAACATTCGACTCGATTGGGGGCTCCGCCGCGAGTAACAGGTTTTATAAAAAGGCAATTGCCAAGGCCCTCAAAACAGATGTACAGACAGCTGCTAGAATGTTTTCTGCCAAGCAGACAGATATTGATTCGACAATAAAATCAATTGATACTCAGGGTGCGTCTTATTCTCAGCTCAGCAAGGCAGCTAAAAATGCATCTACTTCTATAACTGAACAATTAGGGTCTTCCGTACAGAGCACTCTTTTAATGAACAAAGCTTTCAAGGCAACAGATAGTCTCATGAGAAATGTGCATGTACAGATAGCTAAGGTGGGGGATCTGATTAAAGAGACGTTCGGCGGCGTTGTTGTTGGGACTTTAAATGCAGCTAACACGAAAGTTAATCAGCTAAAGAGGTCATTCGCGACTTTTGATGGCACTCTGCAGAGTTCATTTGGAATTCTTAAAAAGGTTGGTAAAGAGCTTCTTGCATTAGGCTTTTTAGGAAAAGAAGGGTTCTTAATGCAAATGATTCTCGAAGAAGGGTACAAACAAGAGGTACAGGGGAAGGGGGAGTCATCTGTGGTGGGGAAGCCGACTTCTGAGGCAGGCGCAGTAGAGGTTGAGGGGGGCCCCAAACCTCAATCGGGTGGTGCGCCACCCGCGTCAGTGGTGGATCAACAGCAAGCTCTGGTTCAAATGCGGCGCCAAGCTGTACAGCAGGCTAGCCGAGATAGCGCAGCATTGGCCAAAGCTACAACTCACTTCACAGCGGCTCTACAAACTATTAATGATAAACCCATTAATATTAATTTAAACATGGATGGGCAAAGAATAGCACAAGTGGTTTCGGGCCTCGGCGCTCAAGCATAAAATAGAGGGATTTAATTAATGGATAAACCAGAATATTCTAGAAATAATAGAAAGAAAGCCTATAAGGCGCTTTGGATTATACCTTTGCATATTAAGCATCCAGGCGTCGCTGTCCCGGTGGAAAATTTGCAGGTAAGCCAACAGTTTTCCCCTTCTTATAAGAAAGAAGATGTATATGGGCGAATGGATCCGATTGCCACATATAAGCATACGTCTCGTACAATGAGAATAAATTTTTCATGTCAGGCTCACCATTATTTTGATGGTATGGACGGCGTAATTGACAATATTCAAACTATTAATGAGATAACACAAATGTTATATCCGGCATATCAAAAGGAGGGAGAACAGGGCATTATGGGAGGTCAAGCACTTTTAAAAGCACCTCCCTTTTTTAGAATTAAATACGGACAATATTTTGGTAGTTATTCTTATACTGGGGAAGATACAGGCGAGGGCTTGACCGGCTTTATTACTGGATTTTCTCACGGCCTTGGAAAAGTAGCTAGAAATATGGCCTATGGAGGACAGGGGCCAGAAGACACAATTCGAGCGCTCCCCCGCGAAATAAAAGTTGGCTTTTCTTTTGAAGTAATACACGATAAGTTTGTCGGTTGGACGTCCGTTGGCGCCAAAAGTGTTTTTAGTGAGGACGGATATGGACCGAATTTTCCATATAATACCGGAGTTGTGAGTAAAGGATCAACCGGTTTTAAGGATCCTGGCGCGACCCGGGTCGCTGGTGGAAAGCCAGAACCAGAAGGAACTGGCAACGCGGCCGGCGACACTCCTCCAGAGGTACGCGCCAAACCAACTATTGTGACAGCGAAAGCTGCCGCCGCCAAGGCTCGCGTCATTGACGCTAGCACAAGATCGGCCTTAGAGCGCGTGAATCGATCACGGTCTGCTTAAGGCGCCCCGCCAACAAGGAGAATAATTAATGGGATATAAATTTTCAAGATATCAAAACCGGGAAATTTTCCGTAACTCAAATCCGAGGTACGTGCGTCAATTTTCTTCTAGGGATGTTAATTATATAGATCAATATGCTACCGCAAAGTTTACTTGGACTGATGATCTGGATTATGATGAAGAATATTGGGGAGTCGGTTCTCGTTTTTATAAGCTAGCAGCTAAATACTATGGCGATTCTACTTTGTGGTGGATTATCCCATGGTTTAATCAAAGGCCTTTAGAGTCTGATTTCGATTCGGGAGACTTGGTAATGATACCACGTCCAATTGAGCGAATAATAAATATTTTTAAAGAAGAATAAAGGAGAAGTGAATGGCGACTACCGCTAAAGATTGTAAGCCACCAAAAGGCAAATCGGCTAATCGAATTTATAAGCAGAATACGCTTAAGCCATGGTGGAAACAAGGCTATTTAATGGTCGGCGCAGATCAACTGATTGGACCACTTCGCGCAAAACACTCTCAAAGCGGCTATATTAAAAAATTAGCAATGCCCAAAGCTGTGGGCACTTCTTTAATTAATTTGCTTACCACAAACAAGAGTCTGCACTCTTTTTTTAACGGCACTTCTCTAGATTACAGCCAGCTCGTTCCCCATATTAAATTATTTAAAGTGTATATACACAACGATGCGTCGACGAAAAAAGATCTTGAAGAACATGCTTTTCCTTTCGGTGCTTTCTCCAACTTTCATGATTTTCACGAGGCCGCTATAGCATCCGGAAAACTTTTAGGGGCAGAGAAGCCGGAATTCAACAAGTTGATATTAAGATGGAAGGCCGCGGCAGAAACCCAGTCTCCGCAAATATTTTGGATATAACAGTTAAATATTTTTTTAATGATGTTCAAACATTATTTGAGTCATTGGGCAAACGGCAGGATGACAAACAAATGCAATTTGCAGATTTAATTAGGTTTCCGAAGTCTTTGAGAAAAACCAAAAGATCGTTTAGAATAAGACTTGTTTTAGGCTGGGCAATGAATCCGGAGAACCCGCTAAAGGGAGATATGCCGGATGGTTTTGTGGAGGCAGTACGAAAGAGCAGAGTTTCAATTGCTGCCGATCTTTATACTCATAATATGGAATTCCATGAAGATGGCTCATTGGTTCTTACGGCTAAATATAAAGGTGCCCTTGAGGCGACTTTTTCTGGTGCCGATATTTTAATGGCCGCTGTTGCTGCAGACGAGAAAGATAAAACTCTGGATGGGCTTAAAAAGAAAATTCATGAGCTGGAAGATGGTTTTGCGGGATCCGGCTTTACAAGTAAAGGCGATAAAGGTAGTTTTAAAAATATATTAGAAATTCAAAAAGCGATTGAAGAACTTAAAAAAGCTCGACTTTCTATTGGGGCACGACAGAACGCAACGGGCACCTATCCAAAGGTTAAAGAGGCTTTAAAAAAGCTAACCGCCGCTTATAAAAAATATAATACGGCGCCCGGTCGCCAAGGGAAGTCGCAGTTTGAAGCTCTAAAGGAGGCCACTCGAACTAAGGGATCTATTTTGGAAAGGAGCGAAATAGAACGAGAAAATGCAAGAAAAGTGGCCATGGCTAGAAAAGCCCTGGAAAAAAGAGCCAGTAAGAAATTGCTTAAGAAACTCAGGAAGGAGATTAGAAAAGTAAGAAAGCAAATAAAAGAGTATGAAAACAGCATAAAAGGCAAACATATATTTTCGTATGTGGAGAAACTGAGGGATGACTGCAAATTGGCTTGGATTTCTACGGGCCGGGGCTCTAATTTTGGAAATTATGCAAACCTTCTTGATACAGTTAAAAAATTTGGAGGTTCACACGATGCCAAAGATCAGAAAAAGCTCCAGAGGGCCCAAAAGAAAGTAAAAGTTCCCGTAGCCAGCGTAGCCAGCGTAGCCGCAGAAGATGCGGCCCATCGCGACCCCATGGCACCCACGTCCCACGCCGCGGCGCTTTTGTCAACTCTATATTCTCGTCTTGCGCCGTTCCTTGAGCCTCTTACACCAAAAGAGAAAGCCAAAGATATGCTTCTCCCCGGGGCAAATAAAGGGGGATGCTCTGCAAAAGGGAGCAAACAGAGACAACGAACAGAACACGGCGATGCAACTTTGTGGGAAACAGTGGGTACACCAGCCTATAAAAAAGGTGAAAAAATGTATTTTTTCCGACTTGGTGATTTGCTGACTGTTATTCTGGAAAGCGGCAATTTTGGAAAAAGATTGGCGGAAGACGCGCCAAATTTTAAAGTATTGCTGGGGGAATATGATATTCCCCGCGAGGATGAAACTGTCACTCGAATGAGCTTATATGATCTTCCAATCTCTCTAGAAATATTTCATATTTTTGTTGCGCAAAAGATTGTTGGTACCGGAAGGGCTGTTTATCCCCTTTTGCGATTTACTTTTGATCTCATCAAATTTATAATGGACAAAACTCAAGGAGTATTTGGCAAGGCTGCTGAATTCACTCAGGCGTCATTACTTCCTGTGAGTTTTAAAATGGATATAACGTCTGTGGATCTTCCATCTGAGCCCTTAAAAAAAGCAGGAGACACTATCAAGCTTCGCGCATTTAATGATAAATCTGTGGATAAAACATCATTAAACACATTACAGACGACATCTATTGCAAACACCTCCAACACATTTGTTTTACATGCACAAAGAAAAATTGCAGCACAGGGGGGATCAGTATATAATGGAAATATGGCCCAAGATCTTGAAAGGGGAATATTTCATTTTTTTGTGGGTGGCCCGCGTCGAGGAGTCCTCAAAACGATTAATTTTACTCAAGCAGGAAACACTTTATTTTCAACCGCCTTGATGAGAAATGGGCAAGCAGGAGGAGCCGAAAGTTCACGCGAGGGCGTTATTCAACCTTCTAAGTTTGTTTGTGAATTGAAGCTCGTTGGTAATCCTTTTTTCTTTATTGGCCAGATGTTTTACGTCAACACTGATTTAATAAGTGGGGGACATTTTTGGCAACAAAGGATTTTAAATGGGGGCTATTATATTGTTACGGCCGTTGATAATAATTTTAGAGCAGATTCCTGGGAAACAAAAATAAGAGGCATATTACAGATTCCCGATCACGTGCTCAAGAAGAACAAAACTAAAACCGGGGCAGTTGATAAACTCAAAGATAAATCACTAGCTGAACAGGAGCGCCTGAAAAAACAGGCCCAGAAGTCTAAGCCAGATGTTCACTCCCAAGTGAGCGCGCATACGCGCCGCCTCGCAGGTATTACGAGTAAATACTTCTTAGAGGGCGAGAAATGTTATAAATATGATAAGACAAAATTGAAGAATGTCCGAGTGTCGACCGGCCGGTGCAAGGATTAATAAGAAATGAGTCGTTTTGAAGCCAAAAATAATTTATCAAACCCTCAAATGTTTGAGGAGAGGCTGGACTATAAGCAAAAGGCTTTTACAATTTATGACCCCGTTCCCCTCGACATGATTTACGAAAAGCCTTTTTATGGAAAAGTTGATAAAGAGGGGCGCTCGATCTATGCTACAGAAATTAATATGACTCAACTTCCGGGCCAAGGGCTTTTATTACTTCATGATTTTGCTACAAAAGCTTTTGTTGATCTTAAGGGCGTAATAGATTTCAATATCCGCACAAAAACTCAGCGGTTTGCAAACTTATTTCCCAATGGTTTTGTTCCTCGCTCCGCCACAAAGAGCATGCACAAGCTTTATCAAGAACACTTTGTGGATAATGTTTATGATACTTTTATAAATGATTATGTTATAGCGTCTCGAAAAAGCCGAATAAGAACTTTTCCAGATTTTGTGAAAGAATTTGTTAATTATACTTCTACCATAAAAAATATATTTCCAGTATCCCGAACTGGATTTATAATGTCGCCATTTTGCCCTCATGCTATTAGTGGTCTAATAGTTGAAATTGCAGATATGGCAATGGATGATGACACTATAAAAGATGATGAATATCTTTCTAAAGAAGCTTTTACTGATTATGCAAGATTAGCTGCAGCCTTTGGTTTTTATGTCGATAAGAATTGTCCTTGGCGATTGGCTGTTAATGTGGATCATCCTGTTACTGCCAACTATATGGCCGCTTTTGGAACTTCTTATAAAGATGGTGCCGTATTTAAGGATTATTTTTACAGGTCTGAATTCTATTCTTATGATGACTTTAAAGCTAGAATGTGGTATGCATATAAATCCATGGTTCTCGATGCCGATACCACATGGTTTGGGATACTACATACTATTAAAAATTGTGCCCCTCCTACTTGGGCAGATGTGGCCAGCGGTCAATTTAAAACAATCCCTAAAGAGGGATTTTTAGAAGATGTTTCGGATGATTTTGATAATGACTTTCAGAAAAATTATCCAGATTCTTTTTTCTTGCCTTATTATTTTAATATTCGCTTGATTGAGAGTCAAAAAGAATTTACTGCAAGACAACACCAAGTTAAATTAAAAAAAATCTTACGAGCTAACAGCAAAAAAGGAATTGAAAAAGCATTAGAGCTTCTAGAAGGTTTTACACAACAATCAAACATATATGTTACGAAGGATGGGGCTCCATATCCTCGTCGTATAAAATATTTTGGAAAAAGTGTAACTTCTGGCTTGCATTCTTATGAGGAACCTGTTAAAGTGACATTATATGGTGAGGTTGA